AGTGTGGTATTTAATGCCGTAATTGAAACGTCCGAACCAAGCGTCACGCGATATATACCAAGGCTCTCTCTTAATTGCGTTGCCGTTAAGGCACTTACAGTATTATCCGCATTTACTCGCAGATAACGAATTGCGCTCGGATTGGGCAGCGTGGCAAGGTTAGTACCTACCGTAGTTAGTCCGATGCTGTTTTGCTTACCATTGAATGTAGACCAATCAGCACTACTCAATGCGCCACGATTTGTAGCCGATGCAGTTGGTAAGTTAAATGTGTGTGTACTTCCTGCGCTATTGATTGCAAAGTCTGTCCCGGCAGTACCAACAGCAAAGTTTTGCGTGCTTTCTGTTAGGCCATTCAAAGAACTAAGGCCGATTGCGTAGGTAGTATGCACCTCGCCAATCTTGCCATCTTCGGTATAAAGTGTTACCGTCTTGCCGTTGGTGTTTTGAATATCAAATTCAAGGACAATGCGGTCGGTGGCAAGTGTTACAGTTGATGGTACGGATATGGTGAAACTGTACAAGTCAGGCACATTGCCGTTAGTTATTTCTTCCATAGTGGAAGTGGCAATAAGCGTGAATGTGCTGCCGTTGTATGTATATAGCTTGGCGTTTATCTGCGCATGGTTTGCACCACCACCTGTCTCACTTAAGTACACATCGATAGTCCATACGCCCGCAGGGATTATGGTGTGATTTGGGGAGCCTACATCAGTGATGAATCGCGCTATTACTCCAGTTGTCGCACGTGTGAAGTTTGCAGCAGGGCCTGTGTTGGCAGCAGTGCCTAATTCATAGTAATCGTTACCTCCTATTGTGCCCTGTGAGATATTACCGTTGAAGTAAAATATCTGACCTCCTCCGCCGCCTGTGGATGGGAATATACGCAGCGCACCTGTGCCATCAATGTACTGATCATTTGTCCCATTTGCAGCTACGGCAAGTGTGCCCGATGTTGTAACTGGTGAACCTGAAACAGTAAATGCAGCGTTACTTGGCGCGGGCATCGATAAACCGACACTAGTAACCGTGCCGCTTCCGTTTGTACTATATTCAACTGCACCTGTTGAGGCATTAGCTAACGTCAACACTTGTCCAACGGTAGCTGTGCCATTACCTACCGCTGGAGTTTTAATATATAGTGTAGTGCTATCCGTTTTAAATTCCTGAGTAGTTGCACCTTGTGTTTTTATTGATGCATCCTGTGCAGTTATATATATTCGACTTTGACTTGGTGGATACTTACCAATGAATACTTCAAAAAATCCAGTAGCCTCAGGATATATTTTAAACTCAGTGTTATTTTGCCATAATAACGTAGTTAGATTTCCCTTAATTGTATTGTTTGCAGTTAAGTTATTGTCAGTAGTTATTACACTTTGCAATCCTTGCGGTGTAAATGGCGCAGGTGTATTTATCAAATCATTGTAATCACCCGTAGTCGCTACCGTTGCAAGTGTTGGCTTGTTCAATATTTGATAGTCACCACTAGATGCATTCCAATCTACGGGAGTTTGACGTAAGCGATAGCCCACAGCTTGCAGTGTCCAGTAGCTAGGATTCGTAGGATTGATTCCGTCATTGTTGGCAATGCATGCATATACGCTTCCGTTATACCATACCCTATCACCAATTACATATTGATTGCCAAAAGCAGTAGCGTGGTTAGCATTAAATTCAGTAGATACATAAACAGTGCTACCACCACCACCTGCCGCATCAAACGTCACAGACCCATCACCATTATCTGTGATTGTTATGTTAGTGCCGGCAACAAGGTCAAGAATATTTTGCACTGCATTGTCTACACCGTTGGTGCGCAGTACTATGCCAATAGGCGAACCGCTGCCGCCTGTGGATGAACCACCAACCGCCCATATAGCGGGAATGTCACACGCTGACCAGTCCCAAGGCACTTCGAGTTGAAGTGAGAATGTCACACCCGTGAGCGTGTTCTTATACTCCTCCATGAATGGTTCGATGACGGGCGGCGTTACAAGCTGCACATCAAAGCCAAACAGTGCAAGGCCGTTTTTAACTTCTGCAATTAAGTCTTGTGCAAGTCTTACGCAGTCGCTGATGACTTCGCGTTGATATTCCGCCTTAGTCTCTTTGTCACGTGGGATATCTGCAAAAATGATTTGAAAGTCAAACTGCATCCCGCCATCAACAGGCCTGATGTTGTTAGGCACAACGTGCATGAATGGATATTGCTCATCTTGATCCATATCAGCCAAATCAATTTGCCCGTGTGTGAATCGCTTAATAAGCAAGTGACCTGCGGCAAATGCCTCAAGTCGGTTAATCAAAACGTTGTAACTGTAATTGTAACTATTCATTACCTATTTCGTTTTTTCATTTCTGCCTTTTGCACCTGCACATAGTCAGCTAGATATGTCAAGTGCGTAAACACTTCGTATGCTCTGCGGTCGGTTACTGCATCGAACTTGGTGATGTCTCTATCAGCAAGCACCTCGATGATATGAAACCACCCGTACACATCTAAGCCTTCTGGAGTGTATTCGTCCTCGCTGCCTCCGTCACTATCTCCGTTATCTCTTTTGCCAAATAGTCTAGGGAACTGCCGTATAGTTCCTGTTCTAAACTTGAAAAAAAAACCAGCACATTCAGTACATGGTCAAGTGTGAGTAGCTTCACGCTGTCTATATACCTGCCAACTTTTGTACTATCGTATTTTTCAATATCGTAGCGTCCTGCCCACTTTGCCATTACTGGACGGTATAGTATAGCCATCATTTTAAGCGCAGCATCTGCATCTAGTTTGCCGTCTTTGTACAAATCTGTACATGCACTATCCAGGTCAACATATTCGCCAAAGGTCATCTCAGTTAAATCCGGGATGAATCCTAACTCAACTGCACCAATTCGCACCTTGCGTTCAAAGCCATCCGTGCAAAGCTGAATGGCAGCTTCAAACTTCATGATAATCTCATCAATCACACTTGCCTGCAATAGCTTAATGCTATCCATGCTCTTGCCTGTAATGACTCGCACACGCTCGGCAGCATCAACTGCATTGCAGTAGTCGATGTATTGACCTAGCGTCACGGCCTTAGCATTGGCCGCTATATTCACTTTGATTTTCATCTTGCTGTTGTATTGTAGTTTTTAATCCGATTTTGTTACAAGTCTGAATGCACCTGAATAATAACAGGGGCTTTATCATCCCCGGCATGGGTCACGCGGGCTTGTTTTGGTTTGAAGTATTCGAGTAGCGCAGTGTAGTGTTTGATGTACTCTTCATCTTCCATATCGTTCATAATGCGCATACACTTTTGCGCACCCTGCTCAACAAACCATTGGCCGAGTTGCTCCCACATTTTAGTCTTTTCACTCACTGCTCCTTTAGGTTTTAAGCCAGCGTGACCAGGCACAAAATGCCCTTGTTCGTTTCTCATTTTTTCCATAAGCTACGATAAAATTTGGTTACTTCTTGTCATACTGCGCAATGCATACAGCTATGCGCTGTTGTGAATCTGGGAATTCTTCTTGAGTCTTTGCATCACTCATGCAGCGTGCAATAAATGCGCTTTTAGATTCGTCTGTTGTTGGTGTTGGTAATGGCATGTTATTAAATTTTAGGTGTGTGATTCTCGTTTAGCTTCCCGAGTTGTCTTTTGAACTCACTGATTAAGTCACGTATGCAGGATGCGCATTGTGATGGCTGTTCACGCCTGCCCGTCATTTGACTAAAAAAGCGATAAAGTATCTCGTTATCTTCCTGCGTCATGCGCGGCGCACCATCTATGCGGTCAATGAACTCGGATAGTTTTAAGATATCAGCTTCACTCCAGTTCAGTGCCGACCACTTATGTGCCGGGCAGGATGTAAATCGGTACTTGACCTTATGCGACATGAAGCATCCGCATAGTTTGATAGGCTCTTTGTAATACTTTACAAAGTTCTCTTCGGGATCTACTGTGCCGCCTATTAGTGGCGTGCCGCAAGTGCCCCATTTTTGATTATACCACTTGCACTTTTTACAAATCTCCAGCCGTTCGCGTTGAATGAGTGGAGGCACGTTGAAGTTGAACATAGTTTCTGATTCTTTTTAATGCTCGGTGTATTGATAGACGTAGGTACGGGTATGGTATGCCTGTCTCTTCGCTTAATTTCTTATAGTCAAAATCAGGTTTAGAGTATAGACGCAGCAAAATGGCATCGTGTTCGTTGAGCCTTCCGATTGCGCTGTATAAATATTCACCGTCAATGAATGGCCCTAGCCATGTCTCATCCTGTTTTGTATCATCTACGGCCTTATCAGTTATCAAATCATAGTACTTCCGATAGCGTGTGGCGTAGTCGCTTCTATTACTATGCCATGAAAGCCACAATGCCCTATCTACATACTGCCTTACCTTACCCCTGCACACTATATCTTCAACATCTTGCTGCGGTCTATCCAGTAGCCGGGTAAGTACCTCATGCACTAGATCATTTGCCTTGCTTTTGTCGTGGGTTAGCCCGTTAGCCTTCGCCAACCATGAATTGTAATGCTTTGATATTTCAGCACTTACACAATCCAAACAAAAATAAATGTTAAAATATTAGGTAATTTGTTACCCATCGCAGTATATTTACAGCCGTAAAGATAATCAATCTAAAATCTAAAACACAATGGCAAAAACTTTTGAGTACACATTTAGCAGCATCGACATGACTGTTAACATCACAATCGATTACAGCTGCTATGATAATTGGCTAGATGAAAATCACTGCCAAACTATCATAGATAATGTTGAAATCATTAACATTACTTGCGGCATGTGGGATGTGAAAGATTTAATCCTTGACAATGCACCTGCAAGTGTTCTTAAAGAACTTGAGAATACTTGCTGGGACGAAGCAGGGAATGATTAAATCAAAGCAGGGGTGCGACTGCATAACGCACTACCTTTAGTAAATCAATAAACACAATAAATCAAATGAAAATCCAAATCAAAGAACCAATGGTAGTAAGTGAAATTGAAGTAACACTACCATGCTATTTTAAAAACACCAATGGCTTTCACACTTGCTATGGTAGCATCAATGAAAACCTTGAGCATGTTGAAATACAAGTGCGTAATGATGGCTCACTGTTTATGATTGAGTCACGACAACTTGAAAAGTATATGCTTGAATCCTGCATAGCTAATCGAGCCGAGCGTGAGGGCTTTCAGCTAATCGATGAGGCCGTGTTTAGTCATCACTTTGCAATGCATCACCGCGAACTGTTCTACAAAATATTCCCAGACGCAAGACCAAGCATATGAGTAAGGATAGATTAACAGCATACATTAACCGCAGGATGGGCAGCAAGTCTGCCCTACTGCGGGCGATGCAAAAACACGGCGTGCCCGTGGAAAGAAAGACCATCTACAACTGGTGCCGTGATAACAATAGCATCAAGTTGGAGCAGCTGCAAAAGCTAGCCAAAGCATTTAAAGTCCCGGTACATGAATTAGTCAAACAAATAACAATTAAACACGAAGGAGATGAGTAAACACCCCACATCTGAGCAAGTGTATTGCATCCGCAAATACTTTGGAGATATGTCAAATGCTGCCCTTGCTAAAAAGTTAGACATTAGTCCCGATATGTTATGGGATTGGGCTAAGATTGCGTTCAGCCCAAATCAATCTACGCGCAAGTGGAAACACATCATGCAGAATCTTGATTACCTCGAAGAGCAAGAACAACTTGAGGTTGAAATACTGAGCGAGTATAACATCAAGGAAGTTGATCGCAGAAAGCAGGTAAGCTATCGCAAAGTCTACACACCGCAGCGCATGTTTTACATCGTTAATATTGATTACGATTTGAACTTTATTGTGCGCTTTGACACGCCTGTGCCGATGAGTAAAGTCGAGTACTCACCATGGCCTACCGGGCATGATGTTACCGTGACACCATTAGGACACTGGGAATGGATGGAGTTGAAAGATAACCTGCCCGTGGTGCGCATACCCACCGATGGCGATTACGTTGGCTTATTTTGGTGCGCAACTAAAGAACTGTTACAGCATGAAGCATGACGAAAGTAAAATGCAGCAACGGTGTGTTGAGTGGTTTCGTTATTCATTCCCTCGCACACTAATTGCTTCCTTCCCTAACGGTGTTTATATCGGTGGCACTCCAGTGCAAAGGGCACGCAGGTGGAATCTATTAAAGGCCGAAGGTGCTATGCCGGGAATGCCTGACCTGATGATCTGCATGAGTAATGGCCCATACCACGCACTGTTCATCGAGATGAAAACCGAAAAGGGTAAACTTTCAGACACGCAAAAAATCGTTCACGCACAGCTAATCAATGCAGGATACTGCGTTAAGGTGTGCAGGTCATTTGAAGAATTTACATTAACAATCAAAAAGTATATAGAGCAATGAGCAAGACAAAAGAAAAGTATATGAACGCTATGCTGTATGCTTGTGCGCAGCCTGAGTTTCATTCGCGTGAATTTGCAAAGGCATTCAAGATTAGCCATAACGTAATCACAGCTATGAATGAACTTGGACTGATTCAAAAAGTAGCAAACGGCAAATATTGTTGGATTATTAGACGCGAGCCATTAGCATCTGATGTAGTAGCTATACGCAAACGTTTGGCTGCGTATAACGCCACAGCACGGCAAAGCAACGGGCAGCTAAAGCTTACACCAATCAAACGAGTTGAGCGACCAGTGCCGGAATCTATCATTGAAGTCAATGAGAAAATATCAGAGTATCCAATACTCGATGTGGCGATAGCCTTTTTTGGCGGAATGGTAGTAGCAGCATTTTTCACTTTAATTTGGAAGTAAGTATAGTTTGACTATATTTGCAACGCGACTCAGATGAAAACATTTTTAAATCCCACCATTACCGCATTGCCATAAGCACATTCGTGCACTGGGTCGCCTTTGCGTGTAGTGGTGGGTATTTTGCTTATGAGAGAATCAACCGTCTTTTATAGATCGTTTTACGAAGCGATTAAAGAACTTGATGCAGACACACAAGCACAAGTCTATTCTGCAATCTTTGAATATGCATTGAACTTTAACGAGGTTGAGGTTAAGGGCGTAGCTAAGACTGTCTTTACCCTAATCAAGCCCCAACTGGATGCTAACCTTAAGCGATACGAAAACGGAACTAAAGCAAAGGTGAAGCAAACGGAAAGCAAAACCGAAGCAAAACCGAAGCAAGATAGAAGCAAGGTCGAAGCTAATGTAAATGTAAATGATAATGTAAATGTCAATGCTAATGAAAATGTAAATCAAAATCAGAATGATAATGTTTCTAGGTCGCGCTTCCGCGCTCCGACGTATGATGAGATATTTGATTTTATGAAAAGTAAAAATGCATTAGCCGGGAATGTTTGGCCTGATGCTAAAGTGCTGACTGAAGCTAAGGCATTCTTCAACCATTACGAAAGCAATGGGTGGATGGTTGGCAAAAACAAAATGAAAAATTGGGAAGCGGCCGTGCGCAACTGGATGAACAATAATTCTAAATTCGAAACAAATAAAAAACCACATCACAATGAAAGAGACAAACGCAATAGCGAACTTGAGCAGTTCCGCCAACAGTACAGAAGTCACCTTGCACAAAATCTTAGCATCGAAGACCTCACCGGCACTGAGTGAATTGAAAAAAAATAAAGGTGAGCAAACAGCACTCGGTGTGTTAGTGGCTTTGATGGATGAATGTCAACAGTACTTTAATCTTCAACAGCCGATGAATGCACAGCAGTTGATGCTCACCGCCGAATTGATAATGGAAGAGTACTATTACTTGCGTATTGAAGAACTGCGTGTATGCTTCCGTATGGCAATGAAGGGCGAATTCGGTCCAGTGTATAACCGCATTGATGGGCAGGTATTCTTTGAATGGATCATGAAATACATGCCGAAGCGTCAACTAATCACTGACCGCATGAAGCAAGACCAGCAAAGCAACAACAACATCTACGACATCTTCGCACACCCGCAGATGGCCGAGGCATTGAATGATGTGGTAGAAAAAATTGAAGCCCGCAAACTAGAACAGCCAGTGCAAGAGCCAAAACGTGACAAGCCATCACAGCTTGAAAGTGCATTGATGGATGAATACGATGCGCTGCCGCAGTGGGATAACAACCCACGATTCAGAGTATACAAGAACAAACCTTACCAGTTCACAGAGTACCGCATGGAGCGTTACCGGGAATTGATTGAACAACAAAACGAGTATTGAAAAATGAAACAATACGACATCGCAAAAGAGAACGTATTACTGCGAAAGCTTTTTATCTTAGCGGCAAAACGAAGTATGCGGCCAAGCATGACCGATAACATGAGCATGAGGCTGCTGCTGGAAGAATTGCACATGCTAACTGATAACGACATCTACAAGCTATGACCATTGGTGAACTGTGGGATGCACTTGCTAAATACCCGGATGATACCGAAGTATATGTAGGTTTTATCAACGGTCACAGTATAGATCAAGAGCCTTTCACATTAGCCGAAGTCACGGACGTAACAGGTAAGCTAACCATTTCAATGATGGTTGATGATATAGCAATAATCAATAATTAAATACAATGAGTAATTATCAAATGCAAGAAGGACAGTTCACACTGTTCAGAAACACAAAGCAAGCCAACAATGCACCTGAGTACACAGGTGAAATCATGGTCAATGGAAAGAAGATGCGCCTAGCTGCATGGGTGAAGGAAGGTAAGAGCGGTAAGTTCTTTAGCGGCAAGATGAGTGAGCCACTACCACCACGTGTGCAGGAAGACGATTCACAAGGCACTGGCGATTTGCCATTCTAATGATTGAGTATTTGCCAAAACAAAAGGAAGCACTGCGCGTGTTGGGTAATTCACACCCGGCACGTGTTGTGCTTTTCGGTGGTGCGGCAGGTGGATCTAAATCATTCATCGGTTGCGCATGGCAGATAAGCCGTAGGTTTAAATATCCAGGCACGCGAGGTTTGATAGGTCGAAGCAAGCTAGACACGCTAAAAAAGACCACGCTAAAGACTTTCTTTGAGGTGGCAGGTATGTTCGGACTTGCACCGAATGAACACTACACCATCAACAATCAGACGCACATCATTACGTTTGCCAACGGTAGTGAGATTATTCTAAAAGATTTATTTGCCTATCCTAGTGATCCCGAATTTCATGCGCTTGGTGGTCTTGAATTAACCGATGCCTACGTGGACGAAAGCGCACAGGTGAGCAAACGTGCAATAGACATCCTGCAGTCGCGTATCCGATACAAGCTAAACCAATATGACCTTAAACCAAAGATGCTGCTCACATGCAATCCATCAAAAGGATGGTTGTATAACGAATTCTACGCACCATACAAGGCGGAAAGTTTACCGCCGCATCTTGCGTTCATACAATCATTGCCAAATGACAATCCGCATCTACCCGAGTCGTACATTGAAACATTGCGCATGCTGCCTGAGGTGGACAGACGAAGACTACTGGATGGAGATTGGGAGTATGATGAATCCATAGATAACCTTTACCAGTACGATGACCTTGTGCGCTGCTTCCGTGATGAGGAAAGCAAAGGTGATAAGTTTATAAGTGCCGACATTGCGCGACTTGGAAAAGATAGAACGGTTATTTGCGTGTGGCATGGGCTGCATCTAATAGAGATTCACGAGCTGCGAAAGCAACCCATAACAACAGTTGTAACAAATGTTAGACAAATTTGTGACAGGCATAGCATCAAACTAAGCAACGTGATCTGCGATGAGGACGGTGTAGGTGGTGGTGTGGTTGATACGTTGAAATGCCGAGGCTTCCTTAACGGGGGCAGGGCTAAACAACCAGACCGCTATGTAAACCAAAAGGCTGAATGCTATTTTAAGTTAGCGGAATTGATTGAGCAAAACAAAGTAGTGTTTAAAGTTCAGCAGTTCCGGGATGTAATCGTGCAAGAACTGGACATGATACGCCGCCGTACACCAGAAGCCGATGGCAAACTAGCGGTGATTAGTAAAGATGAGATAGCCCGCATGCATGGCAAGTCACCTGACTATGCAGATGCCATAATGATGCGGATGTACTTTGAACTTTTTCCAAATTATGGCAGCTATTCTTGGGCGTAATTTTAACAATTTTTAACAGTGTATGAGTAACTATTTACACTAGCTTTGCCCTATCAATTTAAAATTATACAACATGAAAAACACAGCTACCATCATCCGCTACGTAATCGGCGCACTAATCGCATTTGCAATTCTTAACTACTGCCAAGAGTTAAACGATTGTCTGATGCGCTATTAATTCACTATTTTCGTAATCAAATCAATTTAAATCTATGAGTTATCACAAAGACAATTTAGAAGCACTCCAAAAGTTTCAGCAGCTACTTAATGCTGAACCTGACCCCGCAGGTGTTGAACTTACACCCGACAAAAAAGCGTCTACGCTGGTCATTAGCCACATCGAAATGACGCTAGATGAAATCTACTTTGGCCATTGGCGAACTGAGAATTTCAAGTGGTCTACGATTGCCAATGAAGTACAGGCATCCCTAGAACTGGTAGTTACTCATCCTATTTCCGGATTCGAATTAAGGAGAGTTGGTGCAGCTTCAGTGGTTATCATGGTGGATAAAGTGCCCGACGATTTGCGCAATGATCCACAGGCACGCAATGAGTGGGCGTTGAACCCATCGAATAAGAAAGCTAACGCAATGGACTTGGCGTTTGGTAAACTCAAGTCTGAATGCCTAAAGAACGCTGCGCAAAGTTTGGGTAAAGTGTTTGGCCGTGACTTGAATCGCAAGAACAAGGACGCATACAAGCCATTCAAGTTAAAAGGCAGCCTAGGCCAAGGCCATGACCAAGATGTCAAGTATGTGCGCGAACTTATCCAGCAAGCGACACAACTTGCACAGCTAAGTAAGATTAGCAAATCATGCAGCGGCGATGTACTTTCAGAAGTCGGTGAAGAACTGGAGGCAAGGCGGCAAATGATTATCATGAATCAAGACCGAGGCCCATTCATCACAGGAGCCTAAATGTTAAAACTTGTAATGGCTGTTTGGAATTACCGAATAGCCATTACATTTGACTATCAATTTAAATCTAAACACAATGGAACAAGTATTATTCAGAGCATCGCAACTAGGAAAGTTGATGACCGATGCACGAACCAAATCAGGTTTATCCGAGACAACAAAGAGCGCACTGCTGGAAGTGTATGTATCTAACAAGTACCGCCGCTATAAAGAGATTAGCAACAAGTACATCGAGAAAGGTATAGCGGTTGAGAATGATGCTATCGATATGTGGCGCAGGGAGCGTGGCGAGATTGTATTCAAGAATGAAATGATGTTTGCTAACGACTTTATCAAAGGCACACCCGACTTGCTTATTAAAGATGACGAGACTGATTTAGTGGTGAATGTGCCCGACATCAAATCTTCATGGGACATACATACTTTCTTTGATGCAAAGTCAAACGACATCAGTAAAGATTACTATTGGCAAGGTCAAGCCTATTGCTGGTTAACAGGTGCGCCCCGCGCTACATTCTGCTATGTGCTAGTGAACGCACCATTGCAAATGATTAATGATGAGAAGTACAAGCTTGCACGCCGCATGAATCTTATCGATGCACAGTCTGACCCTACCTTTGTCAAGAAAGCACAGAACATCGAACGCAATATGATCTATGACATGGGCAGGTTCTTAGATGACTATCCAGACGCGAACCTTGAGACTACGGAATGGACATACGACATCCCGGTGCATGAGCGCATCCATGAGAAAGTTGTAGAGTTCGACCCCGAAGCAATCGCAAAGCTTCAAGAGCGTGTGCCTATGTGGCGTGAATACTTAAATACTTTAGCACTATGACAGCTGACCAACTCAAAGACCACGTGCGCAATTCGATGCAGCACTACTACAACAAGGAACAGGTTATAGAACTAATCAATAAACTCAAAGATGAAAGCAAAAGAAAAGGCATGGCAACTGTACTCGAACTATTTTGACATCATCGAGAACGGCAAGCAGGAAGGTAGCTTGATTGAAGTGCATATCAAAGCACTTAACGCTGCGCTGTATTGCGTAGATGAAGCACTGGCAAATGCACCTACCGACATTATGCAAGACTTTGACGGCACTGGTGAATACTACTCCATCAAAGCATACTACCATCACGTAAAAAATGAAATCTTAAAACTCAGCAAGCATGAACCGAAAACAACTCAGCCAGTTTAGCATTGACGAATTGCGGATGCTCCGGCACAGATTCCTAGCCGACACACCAACAAGCGTAGCGCATGAAAGCAGAATTCACAGAACTATAAAAAGAATTAACGATGAACTCTACACCAAACAGCGAGGCTAAAAAAGAAACAGCATTGCGCCGCCTTCACATGACGCTTAAACGCAAGTTCAAAGGCCAAGCAATCAAAATGACTTGGGCAGAGATGGAAGGGCTTTTAAACGCAGCGCAAACGATTGAGATGAATCACATCATTAACGCCTACAATGAAGGCTATACAGACTGCAAGGCAGGATTACCAAACAGAGCACAAGATGAAAGCAACACTAACCTTTGACCTCAAAGAAGACCAGCATACATTTGACTGCATGATGAATGCAATCAATATGCATAGTGCAATAATGGAACTGCGTGAGCACTTGCGTGCACTGGATAAGTACCATGACCTTACAACAGATCAAGCTGAATTGATAGTTAACCTGCGTCAATGGTTGCAGAATGAATTACAAGACCAAGGCTTGTCACAATTATTCTAATTATTGTGACACTTTGCGATAGCCATGCTTCCAAAGAAAGCGACCAAGTGCCTCACCCTCCGCATCAACCTTCTCCTCACTCCATTCCGGCTGAATGTGATGTAGATACTCGTGAATCAGGACGATAAGGTAGCGCATCGGTGGCAGTGTTGGGTCTATCTCAATAACATTATCACAGTACAAACCATCCGCACGCTCACGACCAAGTTTGCGATGTATCACTTTCGGATGTGGTTTGCGTTTCATTTGTACTAACTTTGCCGTGCTTCTATTGTGTTTTTTCTCGCATAGATGTTTAGATTGATACAACTAGCCCCCTAACGTGGGGGCTTTTTGTTATCTAATCTTTCCGTTGACTATGCGGTAGTTGCTCACATCAAACTCTCCCGTATCCATAATCTTCACGTGTGCAAAGCCGTGGTGATGTTTGTTGATAGGCATGTAGTCGGGATGCAGTTCACAAAGGCACGCCACACTCCAGCACGTAGTTAGTTTGCCGTTAATGTTTGGCTCACTGTGTTCAGATGCTTGGTGATGATGACCACACAGCGCATTGTCTTTTGCGCGAAGGAATAGACCGCGAGCGATGTTCACAGGGCTGAACACAGACTGCCCTAGTTCGTGACCGTGTAATATTGTAAGATTTCCGGCACGGATGATTTGTTTATCAGGAATGAATGTGATGTTTAACTCATCGAGTTTCATCAAGCTTTCGAATGAGAACTCATTCATACCAAGCAAATCGGGTGCATTACGCATGATATAGTGGTCATAGCGCACATCGTGATTACCGCATTTGTAATATATAGCAGCGTTCGGGAATAACTTGCGCAGTGTGCCCAAGAATTGGCGTGTCATCAATACCTCGTGTCCAAAATTGCGCTTGCGTGGGTCTTTCTCAAAACGGCTAATCGCGTAGAAGTCTATAATATCACCATTCAATAGTATGGTGTTTACGTCATTCTCAAGCCCATATTTCAACGCAAGTGTAAGTGCAGGTATATTGTGATACGGGACGTGTATATCACCAATTAAAAGTATGTTGTTATGGTTTATCGGTAGCTTGAATGGCTGATAGTTTGACTCCTGCGATGGGGGCAGGTCAAGTGGATTGTGCATCTCAGGTTTCAACTCACTTAAGATGTCATTGAACTCACCGAGTGAATGCTTCAACTTGTCAAGATGGCCAGTAGGTGGTGCACTTATTTTCGGAGGTGGTGTACTTAATTGCGCCTCGCCAAAACTTACAGTCTTTTCAGCCCCGTAGTTGTGATTGCGCCACGCTTGATACATGCGATGGAATGACTTGTATGATAATGGTATGGAATATTCTTCCATTGCCATTCTTACTCTATCCCCTAGCGTTCCGCTGCCATTCCATATTGCCTGATAAACTGGTACATACTTGCTCGCCATATTGATTGATTTAGTGTTTCGCTTTTATGTAGCCTGTCAACTCAGCAAGCGCACTTGCTATGGTTGAATTCTGCTTCTGTATTGCATCTATCTTTCCGTCTAGTTTGTTGATACTCTCTTTCGTGTCATCTTTTATTTCATCAATGCGATGATGTATTGCACTGATTTCTCTTTTGTGGTGTGTGTCCATAGTTCGCACTGTGATGTTTAGTTTATCGACGTTTCGTTTTAGCGCATAGTACAAGCCTGATAGTGACACAGCCCCGGCCACGATAGTAAAAATGTCTTTCGGTTCAATGTTGATCATAAGATGACGAAGTATACAGTTGATATTGCTAGTGCTGAAAGCCCAATGCTCAGCACTGTGTTGTGTAGAATTAGTTTGCGATTACGTTTTTTTAGTTCTTTTATCTGCATCTCTTTCTCCTGCGCTATTGCCTTTTCAATAGCTTGCTTGTTTTCGTAGATTGTCTTAAGTGTTTCGTAGCTGTTCGCCTGTATGCCTGTTATCTTGCTGTAATAAAGCGTCTTTAACTGTTCAAGTTTATACAATGAGTCAATCTCCATACTGGTTTGATACCAGTACATCATGCTATTGTAGTTTAAATTCATTAGCTGCAGCTCGTAGGTTGTAAGTCTTGGAGTAAAATCCAGACTTGAGGAGGCTGTCTGATTTTTGGAGCGTTGTGCGAAACTGTTTGTCACTGCGAGCAGCATCAGAACTAAGAATATTGTATGTTTCATTGCGGTATATTTCATTGGTTATTTCTTGCCTTTGTATAATTGTATCGCGCTGCATGGTCAAACTATCAATTCGTGCATATAAGCAGTCGGCCTTTGCCGTATTAGTCTCAATCACTTTATATAAACTGTCATTCATCTTGTACAATCTATCTACTGCGGGATTGTGCTGCGGCCTGTTACACCCCTTGAATAGTAGAATTACGACTATGCCTGTTGCTAAAATGCCAAGGCCGTAGATCAACATCGGATTTACTCTTGCTTTTTCCATCGTGTGATATGTATGTTTTTATTCAGTGGCCTAATCTTGTAATACACGCCGTCACGTGTGCGCGAATCGCGCATGCCCTGCTCGTTTGTATTGCCTTCAATCGTGCGCACTGAGTACTTTCCAATCTTATCTACTATCCCGGTATGGCCTATGCTCTTATACCTGCCCTTCAGACTTGAATACGCTAACGTCATCACTAGCACATCCGCATCGTTAAAGGATTTAAGAAACTTGCCGCCATCGAATATCACATCTTTGCGGTTATAGGCAGTGGGCGACCAGCCCGTTATTGTGTTGAGTATTCCACACTCATTTAACATAGCATGGACGAAATACGCACACCATGCGTGGCCTTTTTTCCAGCCACTTTCAATCATAAGTGCAGTGAATTGTGGGCTGTTAAAGCCCATGTTGTTACCGCCTTTCTCCTTTACACCTACATAGCTTGCAGCCGTTACCCTTACGCAGTAACCGTCATCAGCAAATGAAGTATATACAGGAAGGCAGCAAAGTAAGCAAAGTACAAGACCACGTATAACACTATCTTTTGCCATGTGCTCAAATCAGTTAGTGCCTGCTGCTTGATTTGTGCTGAATAGACCATGCGCTGAAGTGCCCGAAAATTGAAATACAGCCCCATGAATACGACAAAGTTTGCCACGACCATAACAAGGGCGGCAAGAACTATATACTGAATATATTCGGTGCTTATGAGTGCATCGCCGAAGTAGGTATAACTACCATACCCGGCAAGAAAGAAAATTAAAAATGCAAGCGGAATTGACCACACCCCGTCATAGAGTTGCAGCAGATAGCGCAATGACTTAGGCCGTGCATTACCGTTTAGTTTTATCTTGCTCTTTGGGTGCATTGGCTCTAAGTTTTAGTGAAAGTTCACGCTCATACTTACGCAAACGTTCAGTGTATTCTTGCTTTAAGTTCTTCTTATCACTCATGGTATTCGATTGATGATGTTACGTGAGTAAGTCGGCCTGTACGATGTAGCTGTATTGCCGCTGCTGAACTGGTAGTTGAGTGTATTGGTCACATCAGTACGGGGTGAACGGTCAGGCCATGTGGCTGTGCTGTATTCGGGAAATAAACTGCTGTTAGCACACAAGTAATCGACCAGCAATGTAGTGTAGTGCTCTGCATTTTGACGGGCACGGTCAAGCATATCCTTCATAACCGCATCCGATACGGGCACAGTGTCCTCTGATTGACGTTGTACCAGTGTGCCGTTGTCCATGCGATAGCAAAGCTGTGGCAATAGTTCAAGCATCACCCACCATAATAGCGGCTTTTGTACATAGTCCTCAAGGAGTATCTGATAGTTGCCGCTAATCGTGCCCGCTGCTACATCGGTTTTAATCTTGTTCAGTAGATCAGTTCCCAAAAATGGAAGCAGCCACTTATCCTGTGCCAAATAGACAGCAGGATAGATTAGGTTAGGGTCAACACTACCGTTGACTGTGGTGTACTTCTTAACGAAGTTCTCTGATATTAAAAGTACTTCTGCCATAGTTCTTATTATTGATTACCGTAGACGGGATTAGTTGGTAAAAAGCCATTGTAAGGCATATCCTCAGGCAGCTTTGCAACAAGTGAATTATTGCGCACCTTATAGCCCATGCGTTCAGCCATGCTCACAGCGATTCGTCGTGCATCAGGGTCATTCGGGTTAATCTTTGCGCCTTTTGCATCTACATACACACGCTTTTCCCAAAAGTGCTTGCAGTTGCCGCCGCCTTTGTAAAACCAAATATCATAAGTGTCCGCACCCTCAGGCCCCCATCCGGGATTAACTGCTACATTTTCCATCGACACAATATCTTCCTTGCGGTATAGCTTGCCCGCCTCAATCATCTTCTTACAGAATGGACGCATATTATCGTGAGCAAAGCTACCTGCATAAACGTAACGAGTAATAAAGTACTTGCCATCCACCACAGCATCTTGCTCACTTTTAGCAGCAGGGCGGGCAGCTCCTGTACGCACCGCAAACTCGTGTTGAATTTCATCATCTGCGTTGAATGCATCAATTAATATCATATCACTTGTGGCATCCTCACCAAGTTCGATGAGTGCTTCTGCAACGTGCATATCACTTAACTGCTCTTTGTCTACACGCTCAATAATACGCGCTGCCCATGCAGCACCTACATCACCGCCCCAAAGTTGCCAAGCTATTCTACCCGCTGTGGGGAAGCCTTCTTCGCCTTGATTCCATCCTGTAGCTTGCTTGTCTACTTGATGGCGGGCAAAGTAACTATTCATTCTCTTTACCGTGTCAAGTGATAAATTACGCTTGTTGCTTATATCACGGGCACGTGCTACTCCTATTTCAGTACCACCACGGCCGTACTCATCACGCCACTTTAAACCAAGTTCAGCTTCTGCCGCCATTTCATCGGTTACTTCGTAACTATCTTCAGCAGCAACTACTTTTTTTTTTAGTTGCGTATTTGCAACGACTTCGCTAGGCTGTAAAGAACCCGCTATAACATCGGCAAAAATCGCATCGACCGTGGCCGCAGGCAATGTTGGGAACGCTGCCCCCACAATAGCCTTAGCACTTGACACAGGCACAGCACCCGCACTGCTTTGCATCACGATGTCAATGAGTGAACTAATCTGCGCACCGTTCAAAGCCGTAGCAGCGACATCAGTCGTTGTGCCTGTTGCTTCCGCATCGGTAACAACTGACGCCTGTTCTGCTACTAAAGGTGTATTCGGTATAATCTCAAAAGTTACTCCCGGCAGTTGATTGCTTAAGAGTTCTTCAATGCTTTGATTTATCTTCTCTTGATACGGTTCGATGACTTGCTTATTGAATATCTCAAGTCCCGTAGTCATTTCATCTTTGTTACTACCAAATCCTGATGTCTCACGAATACCAAACAGCAGCGGAGTAGTTACGCGGTGCGCCGTGATAATCTTTTGCTGTGCGGTAGTATCCATGAGTTGATACTGCTTATCCGCATCATTTACAGGAAATGGCGTGATTTCAGTCTTAGGTTGATCACGCTCATTGAAGAACATCACAACCTTGCCCGCATTGCGAGCGCCACTCATCTTATTCTCCCAGTCCATCATCATCTGCTGCTTCTGCTCAGGCGTTGCTTGCCCATTGTAGAAGTTGATAATGGTTGAAGGGAATAAACCGTTACTAATTTGGTTGATGTGGAATATGCTTATCTGCTTATCAAGTTCGATGTAGTTAATCGCACTCCAGTAGTCAGGGCGTGGATAGCTTTGTGAGCCTGTGTAGGTAAAGCACCAATATATTTGGCGAGGCTCTTCGTTACGTGTGAGGTAATTGTATTTCGGAATGAACTCAGGCGTATTCTTTTTCTTGCGAGTGTTTGACCAGTCGAAGCTGTGATAGATACCTATTTCGGTTTCATCGTCCTGATTGACTGCAATACGGCACTCCTCAAATGGCAATGCGTTCAACTTGCTGATTACGGTACGGTCATTTGACCAAATCACTTCGATAAAGAAACCGCCAAACAATTTCAAGTCATGCGCACACGCATACGTCAATTCATCAATCTTTAGTGCGTCAAGTTCAGCCTGATATTGCTCTGACTTAATACCCTTCCCGGCTATCATGTCACCAATAGCCACGATAAGCGAACCATGTACGGGGGATTCATGCGACAAGTCACGCAAGTACTGCGGGAAGTCGTTAGTTGCTCCGTAGTTTATCCAACCTTTGCGGTCAATCTTTTCAGCATCTGACTTAGCAACGTACTCGCTAAGCTTCAAGGATACAATGTTTGATTCTTTATGCTCCATATATGATGTCGTTATTGATTACAGTGGCTGGTACATCGTAGTATTGTTGGTTATCGGTAAGCACAAAGTAACCACGCTCCACAATACCGACTACTGTGCCTGCATTTGGGTTCGTATTACTTGGACTATTTTGACCGTACACCTCATAGCGATACCTGCCCGCCAAAGTTAATCCAACTGTTGTAATCGTTAGCTGTGTAATGCGCACATTTTCATTCACAATCGTTGCCACCTGCGCTAGCGAATCTCCTGCTGTGCTATTTTCTTCATGCGTTAGCACAATCAAGTAATGTGTGAAGGCTGTTGCATAGTACTGCCGAGCCTCATCTAGTGATAGATATATTGTCTGATTCGCTGTATTTACTGGGAGATATATCATATCGTTTATATTGAAAGGGGGCAGCATAACACCACCCCCTTCTTAATCAATGAATAAACACAAAAAACAATCAGCAAGCACGATTAGTAAGCGGGGCTTACTGTAATTCCTGCGAAGTTGTCGAATGGTACAGCAGTGAATGGCTCAAGGTGTACAGCCGGAGTCAATTCCTCAGCAGTAGCAGTCACCTGATAACCCATCAAGTCTGCTTTCTGCGCACCTGATTGAACAGTACCTGCAGTAAGTTGACATCCTTCACCTGCACCAACCAATAAGATTTGATCATCATTAGTGCGAACGAATGCGATGAACTTAGCCTTAGCCACATTCAAGAACTCATTGCGCATATCCTGATTCAATTTACCAAAAGTCCACTGAATTTCCTGAGAGAAAAACAATGTACCAGTCTCAAGATTCTTTTGTACTGTTTCAACATAAGAGCCTGAATTACGGAATGGAACGTAGCGGTAAATTGTAGCAGTAGGCAAGCCGTCAACCTCACCATCTACACCACCATAAGTGATACCTGATGTGAAGTCATCGTAGTTAGCAATCAATATTTCTTTAACACCTCCGATACCTTCGAGGCATCCGAGTGTAAAACCTTTAGTTAAATCGCAAGCCATACTATATATAGTTTTAAAAGGGGGCTGTTACACCCCCTTGTTAGTTATTATTATGCTCCCCAGTAGGTGATGTCCTCACCAACTGCAATCTGCGCACCGAGATAGAAGCGCGCACCGTAGCGAACGTTCTGCGAACCATCCAAGTTCTGCATATCCAAAATGAACACTTCGTTCATCTGATTCTCTTGCCATGTACCGAGCATCAAGTTCGACTTCTGTGCAAACACGATGTTGTCAGCTGGCATACCCGGACACACTGCGATTTCGTACATACCGACAAAACGCTTCTGTACTTCTGGTCCAGCAGTTGCATACCATCCGTTGCCATCAGCGATTTGAGCTTGCATGTAAGCTTCCCAAGCAGCTTGACCCATGTAGATGGTTGGCTTTTCAGCAGCACCTTTAACAGCAGCAGGAGCGGTAGTGATTACATCCCAAATAGTAGCGATGATGTTAGTTGAAGACAATGCACCTGAACCCGCAGATACAGCACCTGAACCACCCGCCTTAATCAAAGTCAAAAAACCGTCGTACTGTCCAGCAGTAGCGTTAACACCTGACCACATTACAGATTCGTTGTTATTGGCAATACCGCTAACCAAACGCTCGATAATAGCGTCTTGGATTTGAGTGTTTACACGGCCGCTCATTACATCAGCAGCAGACCAGTCTGTAAAGAAATCTTTTTTACAGATTTGGCGTTGAACTTGGAACTCTTCCAAGGTCAAGATGCGCTCAGTCAAAGTGATTGTACCTGTTGGGGTAAAGTCACAAGTGCCGGCTGCAAATGTTACAGTGTCATCAATTTTACGTGCTACTGATTTGTAAGGCACGTTTGGCTTGAGTGTAACGTAGCCCATAGACACGTTAGCAAGCAAGGCCTTCTTTACGATTTCACCCGCCAGCTCACCGGCATAGGTTGTAGTTAATGAAGTTGTAGTTGGCATATTAATTTACTTTTTTTTATTCTTAATTATTTGCTTTGTTTAGCACGGATATTCTCCATGAAGTCAGCGAATGATGATCCATTCGATGCAACGGTAGAAGCCGTGGTCTTTTTAAATTCTTGAGATTTTACGCTAGGAACGGCAGGGGCTTTTTTAACTGAAGCGAGTTCAGCCTTAACAGCTTCGGCATCGTTCTTAGCAGATTCAACAGCGGCAGCGAGTTCAGTCTTTTCAGACTCAAGTGCTGCGATACGCTCAGACAGTTGACCGATTACAGCAACGAGGTCTTCGCTGCTCATTTCAGTTGACAGCTCTTCTTTTTCGATTTCAGTAATAGTACCTTCTTCGCCTACATAGACTTTGGTAACACCGTCCTCAAGGAGGTATTCGCCCGCAGGCACAGGCACTGGATTGCCTTCGGCATCTTGCGTGTAGATGTCAACGCCAACTGTCCACTCATCCGCAGTTGAGTAGATTTTAGTGCCGTCAGCAAGTGTGCCTTCTACGGCAAACTTCACTTCCGTTGCAGGAGCTTCGGCTGCGTTAGCTGATTCATCTTCAAACTTGATACCTAGTGCAGATGGTTCAATGTTGTATTTAGCAAATACAGCTTTGATTTGATTTTTGATATCTGACATGTTGGTAATTTTGCTATTGTAGAAAAACAGCAATTTTGTTGCATGCAGATTTGTTACTACATTAGCCTCACAAAATCAAAAACAATGAAAGCACAGCCACAAACAAAAGACATGCGCATAGGTGCACGTGTCACTGAAAAAGAGTACAACAAAATCAATAAGCTTGCTAAGCAGCATAAACTCACGGTTGCCGAGTACGTGCGGCAATCTGTTTTAAATAGTTAAGGGTTAGATTAGTAAATGAAAAAAGGGAGGCTCGTTAGCTTCCCTTTTTTGATACCTTAAACCACTAAATGCTTAACCAAGCTGTTTCCAGCGAGGGTGCTAATATAATCACATCGCGTTAACTACCAAAGTAGCTACGTCATTTGCAGGATTATTATCCGGCTGACCGTTCACGCTGACAATCGAAAGCTTGAATGTTTGCGGGAATACTGTGCCCGCAGCAGGATACATCACATTACCAGTCGTTGCAGATGCATTAAGTGCTAGTGTCTGAACTCTATCCCATGTACCTGTGCGACCTGCGAACTCCCACTTGAGTTTGTAACTCGTTACAACGGCAGCACCACGATTTGTTACACGTATGCCCATGCGTACACGCGAAGCATCGAGCCATGTATAGCCCGTCACTTGCGCTTCAAGGTCATAATTGCCGACTGGAATAGGTGCATTGATAGTGATTGATGTTTGAGCCATGTTATCACTTTCATTGCTTTCACTATTGCCGCCTTGCACGTCAATATATAGATTGAACTTGCCTACACCCGTCACATTGTTTGGCACAGTATAGGGCAGCGTTCCTGTAAATAACACCTGTCCTTTTGGTATGGTCACATTACCCGTGTAAAAAGTTGACTTAGATCCATCAGGGCGCACGAACTCTAGTGCTACATCCGTAACCGTATCAACTGTGCGAATCTTATCAAGTTGCACCGTGTAACTTACTGTGACCTGCGAGCCCTGGTTAGTCGATGCAGGTGAGGCAATAGTGCCAAAGATGTTGTGCAGTTCGCTAGGTGGTGGCGGTGGTGGCAACTCACCGCTTTGCGCCTTTACGATTGCAGCGTATAAGTCAACAACACCATAACCTAGTTCAAGTGATTTGCCGTTTGCATCATACACATAACCGCCACTCTTAACAGCAGTACTTGCGATTATATCCGTAACCTGCTTTTCAGTTAGTGAAGGATTAGCAAGTATAATAGCAGCAGCACAACCAGCCATAACAGGACAAGCAGCAGATGTTCCGCTGAAATTAGTATAGTTTGAATCAGGTTTGTAACCTGCCACTCCAGTGCGGTCTGTTGTTGGGCAAGCCACACCCGGAGCCGCTGCAAAAAGTTTTGTACCATAGTTTGAGAATGATGCGCGAGTATTATTTTGTGCGGATGCGCCAACGGCATAGACCATTGGTAATGATGCGGGGTTAATGTTTACAGTCGATGAGTAATTGTTACCGCTTGATGCAAAGATGCATATACCCTTACCGCCACGTCCAATGTTCTTAGCAGTTGTTAGTGCATTCGCAAACATGGTATATACATTACCACCACCCCAACTCATGGATATAGCAAGGCAGTTTTGATTCTCAATAGCCTTGTTGACTGCACGCGTCACGATTGTATCCGATGTAAAGAAACTACCACCGCTAGTTGAGTTCATACCAATATGCAAGAATTGCACTTTGAGTTTGTTGTTACCGATTGAACTCACTCCGATGTCATTGCCAGTCTTTGCGCATATCAATCCGCTGCATGGTGTGCCATGCTTTTCAAATTCGCTAATAGGCCGCACATCCGCTGTATCATAAACACAATTCCAAGACTTGTCACTGATTGTACCCACTAAATCTTCGTGATCTACATCACATGCAATGTCAAGTACAGCTACTTCACCGTATGCGTTAGCCGGGATGAGTGACCATGCCTCAGTCGCACGAAAGTTTTGCAAGTGCCACTGTGCAGGAATGGATAGTTCAGCCGTAGATTCAAAAGGTTGGATATAATCAGGCTCTACGCTAATGAATAGTTTGCTACGCATTAGCCCTTCATAAAACTCATCAAATGATGAGAATGCAGGTACTTCTACAAAGATTGTTTTAGTAGCTGTAAAAGTCTCTTTGATTTGAACTTGCTTAAGCTGCAAATACTCAAGTGCCGACTTGTAATCGTTGGCAATACAAATAGCAAGGCCACTTTGAATCTTTTCTAGTGATCTATCTACTTCGTTGACCTGCGATACTTTGGCAGCATCGACCGCAACAGGGTTCTCATCTTCAAAGACCACGATGCCAAACGGTTCAAACACCGCTGCCACATTGCTCTTTGTTTTGTTTTTGTCGAAAGACTTTTTGTCTTTGAACTTGACTGCATTTATTTTCATTTGTTGGAATTTACATTGCTAAGTAGTTGGTCAATCTCCAGTATTAATTCCGCTTCGTAGTTCTTAACGCCACTCATGGCCACGCCAACCTCGTTAAAGAATCCTTCAATGCTGTATCCTTTAATCTTGCCTTCCTTTACATCATTCCACACGTGCTCCTCATCCACCTTAGTACCGATGAACCAAGTGCCATCGGGCAGGTCAGGCAATCCAAGTTGTAATGATTTGTCTTGCTTGCCCTCTTTTAGCCATGATTCAACAACAGTCACACCCGTTACTGGTATCTCATGCTGCAAGTTGGTGGTGTGTTGCAAATTCTTTTTAAAGAACTGATGCGCGATGGCTTGAACTGTGGCCTTTTCAAAGTACACGTAGTAAGGTTCACCCTTATCATCATAGCGCAGTATCTCTTTATCAGGAATTAGTGCAGGGCCGTATAGCATTCTCCGCTCATCATTTATCGCACTAAGTTGCATCTTAGAAAGTGCAATCCAATTCTCTTCAATAGCAGGGCTATCTACTAAGCCCATCGCTGTAATGCCCAAACGGCCTTCCTCATCTATCACACACTTAACTACTTTTCTTTTTTCCATTTTGTTTTTGTTTTAAAGGTTATCCTAATCGTGCAAGGTCTTGCACTTTTTCTCTTACTTCCTGCTGCGAAGCTACATCACCAGCAAGCACAAATGCACGCGGTGTTAATTGTTCAGGTCTATTATTGATGAACTGTGCTGCAAGTGGATTGAACTGGGCAGGTTGTGCCTCTGCACCACCACCTCCGCCGCCAGTTGATGGTGTGCTTATATTGTCATTACCACCGCCACCACCACCACCAAAGGTCGAGTTTTTAATCTTGATGATTTGTGCAAGACCTAATGCAGCTGCAATAGATGCTTCAAAGAATTGTTGACCAGTGGCAAGTTTGATTGGATTACCCCCGGCAGTAAGCGCACCTGTTACAGCGGATGCAGTTTGCACAGTGGCTGCACCAATAGCGAGTGCCTTGTCTGTTTTAAACTTTCGACGTGCGTCACGTTCACTATTCTTTGTTGATGCATCGCTAAATGCTTGTAATACGCTAATGGCACTTTGTGCAAGGTCAAGACCTTTTTTAAAACTTTCTTGACGTATGGCTACTTTTTGTTCTTCGCTTTGCTGCGTTGACGTTACCTGTGCTGCATTGCTAGATGCAACTACAGCCGCAAGTTCATCCTGCCATTTCTTTGTAATTTCGGTAGTATCTAATCCAGCAGCCTCAGCAAGTGCAATAAGCTTTTCATATTTCTGACTAATGGCAAGTTCTTCTTTTTCCTGCGCTGTCAATCCCGATACAAATTCCGCATCTTGCAACTGTGCAAGTTCATTGTAATATTGATCAGCAGCAGCTAATCTCTTTTGTTGTTCTTTAAGTGCTGCTTCTGTCTTGGCCTTTTCCGCATCTTCAAAGTTCTTTAATATCTCTTGGAACATCGCCTCTTCTTCTGCGGCAAGGTCTGCTGCGGCCTTTTTTTGCTGTTCTAATTCTTTATCACGTGCAGCTTTTCGCTCATCGGCAGCCTTTTGATTCATCTGCTTAACGGATAATTGGAAGCCCGCCTGTTGATTCTCTAAATTCTGCAATGCCTTTTCCGCTTCTTTTAGGGCATCATCACCCTCCTTTGCGACTTCTGCTGGATTAAACACCAACTCAGCTACCGATGTAGTGAACTTATCGCGCAGGTTTCCAAACTTTGCGAACGTTTCATTGCTAATGAATCCAAGTGCATTTAGCTTTTCGGTAAGTATATCCACACCCGCAAGCAGTGCTGTGATGGGTAAGCTGACAAAATTTAGAAGACCCTTTAAGATATCGCGGTTACGTTCAGCCGCAGCTATTTGCTGCTCTTTCTGCACACGCAAAGATTCAATCACTGCCTTCTGGTCAATAATCGCCTGCTGTGCTTGCTTAATTTTTATATCTAATATTTCGCGCTCAGTCTTTCCAGCTAATCGCAAAATGTTTTCTTGCTGACTGATGGCATCTAGTTGCTCTTTCGATTGTGCCGCACTTTCTTTTTGTGCATTTAAGCGTTCAGTTTCTGCATCCGTTACACCGTCAATCAGTGATAACAACTCCTCACTGTACACAATAGCAGCGGCAATGGCTGCACCGATAAGGAATATTGGGTTAGTCAATAGTGCCTTACCAACTGATGCAAATGCGCTGCCGATACTCTTAATACCGTTGGCAATATCACCCGGCTTAACCTGCCCGATGTTTACCGCTAACTGCTTTGCGCCTTCGGCAGCACCTTGAAAATCGAGGTTAGATATACGTGATGTAACAAGTCCTAATGATCCACCAACACGCTCAAACGCACCGCCTGCCTGTGTGCCTACGGCTTCGGCTGCATCACTAATCCTATCTTTTAACTCACCCGCTGCCGCTGACAACTCACGATATTTTTCGCTATCAGGTTCAGTAGCGGCAAGCTGTGCTTGTAATTCACGCAGCTGTGCCTTGAGTGACTTCGATGATGTGGACACTTCATTCTCTGCTGCCGCAACATTGTCAAAGGACTGCGCAGTATTGTTAACCGCCGTTGATGTGGCGTTAATCTGCGTGTTCAGTTCCTTCAGGTTCTGCTCACTTTCGGTAGTGTCAATTACAAACTTTTTTACAATAGTATCTGCCATGTTCAAAATAGGTTATAGATAGCAATGCCAATTAGTGAAAGCAAGAATATGCGCCACGTCCACAGCGTAACCTTCCAGAGCATACGCTGCCAAGGCTTTAACGCTTTGTTGTGGTGTGACTTTGGCGCAACGCCCGCCTTAATGTAGTCCATGCTGTTTTTGATTTGTGTGCTCATCGTATTTGTGTGTATTGAATTGACATTGTTGCTTGCACGCTGTATGGAAATCCAGTACCGCCCGCAGTCATTATCATTCTGTGCTGTGCTGTGTTTGTTGTAGTGTCAACACTAAACGTTAGCGTGAGCGAAGGAAATGAATTGATAGTATTAATTGTAGTAACCGCTGATGCTGTCGCAGTAGCACCGACCTTTTTAAGGAAAACGTGATGCAATGAAGTGTGATAGTTGTTTGTATTAAAGTCAAAGACGTTAATTGATACTACACACATTAAGTGCGTGTCGTTTGGCAGCTGAATATAGCTTGCCGCCTTATCTTCAATAGTAAAATTCAACTTATTTCCTGCGGATGCAAGTGTATCTTTTACGCCTTGTATAACTACACCGTATTGTCTGCTTCCCTCACTATACAAAGTGCGGTCATCAGCAGTAAAGCCACCACCAAGATGCAAGCCGGGCAGATTCGTGTACACGTTTTTTCCCACCATTACATTACCACGAACTTCTGTATCTAGTTTGAGCGTGTCACCAACCGCCAACGTGTTGTTATTACCATCAACTATATCTAATGCCACGCCCGTTTGAACGCTACGAGTATTACCGTTAATAGGCTTACTTATTACATTCTTTGGAATTGGATTAGTATTAGTTCCAGTTATGCCATTGGTTGGCCTATCACCACTTTGATTAAAGGCATAACATTCTGCATCGCTCTCACTCCATGAATATCCATAGCGCACACAACAACTTTGTGTTGATGCCACGGGATCACCATTACCGTCAACAAAGTTCACAACGCCATTAGTACTAATTGTATCAGGTGTCGATGTACAATCAGCCTCTGTGCGCAGATACTTAATAAGCTTTACGCGGGTCGATTCAAAATTGCCCACCTTATAATCTGTAATCTCAAGTATGCGCCATTGTGCGCCGTTTACAAAGATGATATCATTGAACTTGAATGTGAGAATATCGCTAAGGTCAAGCGCAAAATAAGCCTCCATGATTCTTGCCTCAGGCGAGTAGAGTTCATTCATTGCATTGCGCCAGTACAAGTTGAAAAGGTTATTGTACGGATTAGCGTTTATCTGCGATGGTGGTACTTCGGGTGCCCAGTTCAAATCATCGTCATCAAGTGAAGGGAATGGATTACTATAATGTGATAAAGTAGGCACACCATAAATCACAGCAGCTTCAACACCTACGCTGTCATCAAAGATTTGAATGTTGATTTCATTAACACTAAAACCGCATCGAGGCCCCGGCACAATAAACTCATTTTTATCATTGATGAATTGCGGCACGGCGACATCTGTTCCGGGAATAAGTCCACACGGCATGCTACGTGTAATGAGTTGTACCGTATTATCTCCAGTTGTGAATGAACTTACCGCTGTATCAGGATTGACTGTGTATCCTTCGGCTTTGTAATCACCGTAGATGCGTCCGTTGTCTTTGTACAACTTGCTCAAATAATCCTCACCCGCCGTATAGGTGAACGTGGTCTTGTTCTTTTGAAGTTCAACCGTGCTATAAATCGTGATGTCTTTGCTGATGTCTAGCTTTGCATTCCAGTCCTTATCATCACCGCTACCGATGTAGCTATTATATGGCACAATGCTTATCTTTTTTGGATTGATACGGTCAGGAACAATAACACAGTTGTGCATCTTAATCACATCATTCACAAAATCAATCTGCCGCATGTCAGGTGCGTTGAGATTGTAGATGAAAGTTGAGCCGTAATTAAATCTTGTGCCAATAAGTTCAATCATTGACGAACCCAAAAACCCATCTCCATTGTTAATGGTAACAGTAGCAGTTCCACCGATTGCGCCATTGAATTGTAATATTTCATATCTAAATGCAAACTCTACCGTATCACCCGCAAGCAAATTCAATCCTGCCGTGAAATCAATAGTTAAATTATCGTGGTAGTTGAATGTATCAAAATATTGCGGTGTACCTCCGTTAATTACAAAATAAAACAATAAGTTAGTTGTTGATCCATCATTAGCATAGCTTGTGGATTGCACACTAAGTGTAACATGAAAAGTATATAAGCCGCCACCCGGCGCAGTGTATACTCCAGTCGTAGGGTCAAAGTTGTTGTTATTATCAAAGACTTCTGTTACAGGTGCATAATATTCAAATGCGCTAATTGCACCACTAGCTGTTACAGGCATTGTAATATTCGATGCATTATATGCACGGAATGCATACTGACTTCCTAGGTCATCAGTATCTAAATAGCTTTTGTTTATCCACGGCATGTAGTAACCACCAAGGATAGTTAGCAACGAACCTGCCTCAAGTTCAAAGCCTGCATCATCAAAGATTTGTTGTAGCAAATAGTCCCATCTTACAGCGGGTGTGAGGTCGGTTGCATACAACGGTGCATTTGGATTATAGATGCGGCGTGTATTTGGTTGGCCTTCCTCACTCCACAACTGCCCGCGATCCATCAACGCCCATATCCTTTCGCCACTTGGTGTAGTCACGTTATCATACTTCACAACCTCGTTGAGATTGGGCAAGTCAGTTAATGCAGCCAGTTTCTTTTCACCGATGGACTTGTACAAATCAGGTGTCTCAGCGTAAAAGGCAAGTTCAATCTCATTCAGTTTGCCTTGCTGCTGGTATATCTTTCGCACACGCACGTAACCTTTCGCGATGGGCAGCGTATCAACGCGAATCTCTGCGGCTAACTTGTAGTGAAAGTAATTGTTTACACCACCTGCATAGTTCACATCAAACAGCGCACCTAGTGCAAGTTGGTTACGGTCTGTAACCGGGATTCTAAATTCACGGCTGAATGCGCCTAATGCTTGGAAGTTGTTTAAATCAGTGTATTGCCAATTCTGCGATATGCTTTCGTTTTCATAAAGGTCAAGATAGGTGCTTGAAATACTATCAAGCGTGAACGTTATATAAACAGTATTTAAATCTGGGTAAACTCCATACAGTAAATAAAAATTATATTGACCCGAAGAACCACCAACGCTAGATGCAGGCGCGTCAAGTTGATATGTGGCAAGCAATACATCCGAACTATCATACGCCTTAATTGTCTTATCACCTCCATTTAAAGCCTGTGTAAGAAAAGCGTTCAAAATAGCATTATCTAATAAAGGAGGCACGCTCGTATCATTAGATATAACAGGGAGACCGCCATTCGGCATCGCTCCCGTTTTATAGGTTTCCTTACTTCCTGCTGTAACTATTAATTGTACTTCACCATTCATGTTAAGTCCAGTATTCGTTAGCCATTCTTACTTTGAGCGTCACGTTATATAGCTTGCCATCATAGGTGCGCTTTTCCACATAGGACGTGTCATCTATATTTACAGCTACGTATGAGCCATCATCATTAATTAGATGCACCTGATTGCTTACAATCAATCCACGTAGGTATATAAACTCATCTTGCGTGATGTAATCACTAGTCACAGTCAATATGCGCTGCGCTAAGTTAGTGCGTTGATTTAGCCCGCGATCATTAGCATAAAAGATTGTTGGCGTACTATTGAACAAAGGCCGCTTGTAAGTTTTTCGGTCAACCTCGGTAGTGAATTCTGACTTCTTTTTAAAGTTGAAGTATTCATAACCGCCGCGAGCACCTACCCATGCTAAACGCACGTTAGGCCAGTTGCATTCGCATTGTGTGCCATATACACACTCATTCCAAAAGATGTAGTCAACACTCACGGTTGCGCTTGCTGGACTTAATATCTGCACACGGTAATATCTCCAGTTTGGAAAACTAGAAGGCTTCGCAGCAAAGCCAACGCGGTCGTTAAGGTTAGCAGGGAAAACTGGTAATCCTTCAACCTCGTAATCATTCATAGTAATGCTTGCAGATATCGGAAGGCCTGTGCTACCAACTAACGTGATGTTGCATGAGTTTGCTACATTGTTGCTTAGATAGTTTGCAGTTCCCGGCACGTAGAGCAATCCATAATCTTCTTCTCGTACTGGAATAGCAATCTTGCCCGCTGCAATTCCCCACGTACCGAATACGGGCGGATACTTTGCTGTAACCTGTCTATCACTCATGGCAAGTGATGCTGTGCTTGTCATTGAAAACTTGATAGCTTGCAGACCCGATTCTGGATTTGGTTTGTAACCGTCTGTGGGTTGGTAGTATTGATTGTCCACAAGTATCTCAGTACCCGCTACACTGCTCTCAGCATTCTCAGTTAGCACGCCCGCCACAATCCACCATTCGGCAACGCTAAAATCTATGCTATTCCAAGTTGAAGTATCATCGAGCGTAGCCGTTGCTAAATTGTGCAATGCATCACCTTGCGCTTCGCGGTTGCGCAGTTGAATGAGTGACTGCAAATCGAAATACAGTCGAGCGTCTATTGAAGGTGAAATGTAAAAATTAAACACCTGCCCCGTGCTGTTATTGGTAACGGTCACGCCGTACTGAAATCCATCCTGCGCAGTTTCTGTACTCGATGCAACAATCATGAGCTTTTGCCCGCGTGCGCTCCAGCTATACGGCTGGTCTTCGATAGTTATTGCCATTATCTTAAGTTAAGTAAGAATCGTTGTTCAACACCTTTGGCGTATGCCTGTATTAACTGCTCGCTATAATCTTCCCATGTATCATTAATCGCATCTTGATAGTAATTGATGCCTTGAATACCATTTTCGCCTATGCTCTTTGCAATGGCAATAGCTGCTGACTTGATTGCGCTTTCAGTTGACTTGATGAATTCACCTTGTCTATTGCGTAGCTTGAGTGGTTTAATTTTAATCCACTGCATAATGTCTTTATATGGTGGTCGTTTCGTTGGATCACCCGGATACGCTTTGCGTCCATACTCAATCACATCTGCATACTTGCCAGCATCACCTTTGACCGTAAAGTCAATAGTAGGTTTGTTGTAACGGATGCGAAGTTTGTAGGTAAGTGAGTTGAGCAATGTACCAGATGCAACACGATTCACCACCTTACCACGCACACGGCGTTTGATGCGCAGGTTTGATTGCGCACGCTCTACGACCGTAGCCGCATATTCATTCAGTAGTGCCTCGTAATCGTCCATTAGATCAACTGTAAATTGAGTTGACTTGCTGCAATCGTATAGGCTTCCATATTTGAATCACCACTTTGCCCCCAATCTAAATAGGTTTGACCTTCAATCAATACTTGCCCTTCGTAGATAGTTATGCCATCTACATCACACAGCGCATATTGAAGTGCGGCTATTGTAGCTAAGTCATCATAGCTTAGATATAACTTGATGCATTTAGCTGTCTTTGTATCGCCATTACTCCAAATGGCTAAAGGTTGTATTTGTTTCATATTTTAAAATTCTTCGTATTCGATAAATGAACCCGCTTTGACTGTTAGCGTTCCCGCG